CTAGATGCTGCGCCCGAACCAGCGCACCTGGCCGACGATCTTGAGCGCGGCGGCGTCCGTCGCCGAGATCTTTTCGGGCGGATAGACGGGGTTGTCTGACACGACCTGCAGAGAGCCATCATAGCGCGGCTGAATGCGCTTTACGAACACCCGATCGTCGACACTGACGGCAAAAATGGCGGATTCCTTGACGCTTTCAACGGTCGTATCGAGCAGAACCAGGTCGCCGTGCTGCAGCGTGGGGGCCATGCTGTCGCCGCGCACGATGAGCAGCCGCGCCGTGGAGGCTGACAGGCCCATTCTGGTCAACATACTGGCCGGAAACGCCAGAATTTCCGCCAGATGTTCCTGCTCGGTCAAAGCATATCCATCGAGCCTGCGAACAACAACCAAGCCGGATATCCCTGCATCGTCGATGCGGTATCGCGCCTGATCCTCGCGAAAGCAATGGTCTTCTGGGCGCATCTCTCCCCGCCCGGCGATGAGCCACTGAAGGGAGATACTCAAGGCGTGGGCAATCTCGGCTGCATACTCGGCGCTGGGCACCGACGGCTTTGCCGAAAGCCAGTTTCTGATTGTCGACTCGCCAACCCCCGAGCGCCTCGACAGCTCAGGGACTGTGACGTCTTCCGCGTCCAGTGCCAACCGTAACCGATCGGCGAAAGAGTGCGCCATTGTCCAAACTCTGACGAATGGTCAGAGTCCCTGATCAGGTCGGATACCGAAAAACCGTGTGAAACATCAAACTATTGTCGATTTGCGCCCCTGCCGGTCGCTTTCCGAACTCTGACGCCAATCTTTTGGTGTCCAAGTATTGATGTTTCGCCAAAATTCTGCGATAACCGCTCCAACGACGTACCGCTTCCGATCTCCAACCGTAGAGCGGCACGCCAAGAAAACGGGCGGAGAACCGCCCGTCGGTGAAATAGGAGCAGTCATGCCCGAGGTTTGGACCTCACCGGACATCAAGGCGGAGCTGGCGAAGAGGGGCTACACCCTTGCCGCCATCGATCGCCTTGGCGACGGGCAGGAACCACCGCTTTACAGCGGCGCTGCCCGCCAGGCCCTGCGGGGTCTCAATTACCGCGCAGCCGTTGTGATCTCGCGGATCCTCGGCGTGCCGATGCATGAGCTCTACCCGGGCATGTATCTGACTGCCCGCGCTGGCCGGCCGGAACCCGATAGGTCAGCGCTGACTGATCAATCTCACAAAACGGTCGGGGAATCGAGGCAATCACGTACAACCGCTGTTGACAGTGCGGAGGCTGCGTAATGGCCCCGATGTCAGAAATCCGTATCCCTCATGACATGCTGCGCCGGCGCATCGTCGACGTGGTGCCGTTCTGCCTGCGCGACTTCTGCGGAGCGCTGGCCACGGCGCTGCTCGGCGCCGGCGTGACGAGCTGGTTGATCGCTGCCGCCAGCCAGAGCCTGGGAGGGTGATCTTGGTCAATCAGCCCGGCCTCGCCGATCTCGCCTGCAGGTACCAACGCGAAGCTCATCTCGTGGCCGCAGAGGCGATGGACCTCCGCATTGCGCTGGCCCGCATGGGCTGCCGACCCACCGAAGAACAAGTGCTGATGTCGCGCCGCTTCGACGAGGCAGCGAAGGCCGCTGCCGATCGAGCTCAGGCGGCCCTGCAGTTCCTTCTTTTCCAGCAAGACGACTTCGTGCGGCCGAAGGAGCGCCGAGCCGCTGGGCGACGGATCGTGGAGGCTCAGAAGGAAGGGTATCGGCGCATCTTGAGAAGCGAACTGCGCCGCGTCAGCCATCCTCTTTATCAACCGGCGGGATGAGTTCAGCTATGAGTTCGTTCGTTCGCGCCGCGATGACCGCACCGAAGAGACGCTCATCCGCATTGGAACTGGGCATCGCCGCGTTCGACTGCTCCTGCAGGGCCAGGATCTTCTCTCGGAACTTGCCAATCGAGAAGTCCGGAACGGTCTCGTGCAGCTCGATCAGCAGCATCGCGAAAACGAAGTGTTCCGTGGACTCGAGACAGTCGGCCACCGTCGTATCGGGTTCGAAGTTGCGGTGTTCCTCGAGCTGTCTCTCCAACTCGTCAACTCTCTCCGTCAGCCGCCGCACTTGCGTGCGTAGCGCGGCGATCTCCCGGCTTTCAGCCATTTCCATTCCCCCTGCAAACACGAGTTGAGCAGCTCGATTGTAGGGGGATCGCGTCACCTGCGGAAGTGGTGAGGAGCCAGGCGGCGGCAGCATTCCTCCCAGACCTGGCCGCCAGGTTGTTCCGGCCTGGCGGCCCTTTTCAGGAGATCGAGATGACCTTTCAGGAAGCACTGCAGCTGATGCTGGATGGCAAGGCCGCCTGTCGCCATGGCGACAACAATCATGAACTCATGATGTTCGTGAAGGGCAGCATCGACAAACCGGCTGCGGAAATCGAGTTCGACAAGCACTTCAGTTACGCCGGCACCTGGGGAATTCCTCTCAGGTATTTCCAGCCCGGCGACACGGACACTGTGACGCGGCTGCCCCGCTTCGACGCCAGAACCAGAAATGGCCAGATGGTCACCGGCTGGACGCCGTCCGCGACCGACCTGCTCGCCGATGACTGGTACGAAATTGTCCCAACCTCCAACAGCAAGGCCGCCGCCTGACGCTCCGGCATCCGGCCCAGGTGCCCGCCTCGGCCGGTCCCCCGAACGCCAGTTGGAAGCGTGTTTGAAGAGGGTGGAAATGCAGGTTCAGAGCATCAAGATCGCCGATATCGACCGCAGCAAGGCGCTGCGCGCGATCAATCTGGATTGGGCCCAGGCGCTGGCCGATGAGACACGCGAGGCCGGCCGGCCGCAGTGGCAGCCGATCGAAGTTGTCGCCCTGGAAAAGGGCTATCGGCTGATCAAGGGCAATCAGCGCATCGAGGCGACCAGGCTGCTCGGCCTCGACGAGATCGAGGCGCGGGTGTTCGACCTGGCCGAGTTCCTGGACGAAGCGGAAATCCGGCTGCGCGAGATCCGCTCGCGCATGCTGACCTACCCGCTGACGGCGCTCGACCGGGCCATTCATCTGATCGCCTGGAAGGAGATCTACGAGACGGCGAATGCTGTCGATCGGCGCGGTGGAAAGCGGCGAGGAATCGAGGCGCAGACCAATTCGCAGGATTTTGCGAAAAGGTTCTCGCTCGCAGCGGCGAACGTCCTGCAGATCTCCGAACGCTCGGTCCAGAACGCGATCAAGGTTGCGAAAGGCCTCTCCGAGAGCGTGCGCCGGCGGATATCGGCTCACCCGCTTGCCGACAACATGACCGAGCTGCTGCAGCTCTCCGGCGAGACCGTCGATCGACAGGAGAAGATCGTCGGACTGATGCTGTCCGACCCGCCTGCGGCCGATGGCGTCGCCGAGGCGATCGCCATCATCGATCGGATGCCGGCACCCCGCCAGCTCGAGCTTTGGGAGCGGACCAGCGCCAGCCTCATGCGGCTGCCCGACACCCAGCTCGACCGGGTGTTCGAGAGCCTGGCGCCGAAGATCATGGCCTGGATGGCACGCCAGACGAACAAGTCGGGCAAGAAGGCCGCCTGACGATGCCAAAACGCCGGCCAGTTGCGGCCAACCTCGACCTCTTCAAAGACTATCAGCCCGCGCCGGTCGTCGAACGGTACGTGGAAGGGTCGGTGCGGGCCTACGATCTCGCCGGCCGCCTATCCAAAGCAGTGGCGAAGACCCTTGAGGAAAGCGGCATGGGCCGCGCCGAGGTGGCGAAGGCGATGGCCGATCTCCTGCAAGACGACATGAGCAAGAACATGCTCGACAACTACGCCTCGCAGGCCAAGGAGCACGTTATCAGCGCGTTGCGCTTGTTCGCGCTGGTCGCGGTCACAGGTGATCCCAGAGCGCTCAACATGCTGCTCGCGCCTGCCGGGATGATCGTCGTGCCGGCCAAGTACGAGCCGTTGATCGAGCGCGAAATCGCCAAAGAAGAGCTCGACCGCCTGCAGCGCAAAATAAACGCGGCCGACGCCGCCTGGAGAGCTGGGAAATGACCGTCCAATCCCGCCCACTCGCCCAGGAATGGTTCACCGCCCGCGAAGTCGCCGAGCTGAAGCTGCGCGACCTGCCAACTTCCGAAAGTGCCGTCGTTCGGTATGCCGCTAGGAAAGGCTGGAACGACGATCCGGCACGTTGCCGCAATCGCACCGGCCGGGGTGGCGGGCTGGAGTACCACCTCAGCCTAATCCCGACGCTGGCCTGGGCCGATTATCACCAGCGGACCATGACGGTCGGCGCCGTGGAGCCGATCCGCCCGCAGCCGGCGCTGCCGACGCCGGAGACGGACCGTGCCAGGACCGCGCAGGCGGCGCGCATGGCTATTCTGACAGCCTGCGAGATCTATGCGGCGGGCATCAACCTAACCAAAAAGGGCGGCTATCGCTCGTTCGAGTTTGCCTACAACTGCGGGCAGGTCCGCGTTGAAGACTGGGTGCGAGAAGAAGTGCCCAAGGTCAGCGCCCGCACTCTGTTTCGGTGGCTGGCGGACGCCCGCGAGGGCAAGAGCCTCGGTGTCGATCGAGCGCTCGCCCGCCAGGGCAAAGGCATTCTTGAAACGGCCAACGGCGGGCGGGCCAAGGCCTTTGTCCTCGGCCTGATCGCCCACCAGCCCGGCATCAAGGCCGAGCGCATCCAGACGCTGCTCTCGGACGAGATGGGCGGATCGCTGATCGCCGCTGATGGCACGGTCCGGCCCATCCCGCCCGTTCGCACGATCCAGAACCAGGTCAAGATATGGCGCACCACGGAAGCGGTGGCGCTTGCCAAGCTTTCCGATCCCGACCGCTACCGGTCAACCATGGAACCCAGCGGTGTGGGCATGTTGCGCCACGTCACCGCGCCCAACCAGCTGTGGATGATCGACTCGTCGCCGCTCGACGCCGTCGACGCCGAGGTTTCCCGCCCGACCGTCTATGCCTGCGTCGACGTCGGCCCGCGCCGGATGATCCTCTACGTGTCGAGGACGCCTCGGGCTGCGGCCGTTGCGATGCTGCTGCGCAAAGCACTGCTCGCCTGGGGCGTGCCCAAGGAAATCAAGACCGACAACGGCAGCGACTTCGCCGCCGAGGACACCAAGCGGCTGGCCGCCGCTCTCGATATCGAGCTGAAGTATTCAGACGCCTACTCGCCGAAGCAGAAGGGCCACGTCGAGCGCGCCATCAAGACGATGCAACACGGCCTTGCCGAGCTGCTGCCTGGCTACGTCGGCCATAACGTGGCCGAACGGAAGCGCCTGGAGGACAGGAAGGGATTCGCCCAGCGCCTCGGTGCCGAGACGGCCGAGTTGTTCGGCGCCAGCTACACCATTGCCGACATTCAGAAGGCGGCCGACCGCTGGATCGAACTCGTCTACGAACAGACCCCCCATTCCGCGCTGAAGGGCAAGACGCCGGTCGAGGCCGCGCGCCAGTCCGGCATTGTCATCCGCACGGTCGACGAGCGCGCGCTGGACGTGCTGCTGATGCCGGTCGCCAAGGGCGGCGGCTACCGCAAAGTCACGAAGTTCGGCGTCCAGATCGGCGAGTACCACTACCAGACCATCAAGGCGCTCCCTGGCGATCGCGTGATGGTGCGCATGGATCCGAACGACCTCGGCGTCGTCTACCTGTTCGACGAGGCGACGGGTGCTTACGTCGAGCTGGCGGTCTGCCCCGAGCTTCGCGGCATCGATCCGGCCGAATACACCCGGATGGTCAAGCAACAGCGCGCCGCGCTGTTGAAGGACAAGACCGACCCGATCCGCGCCGAAGTGCGCCAGCTGACGTCGGGCGTGCCGATGATCGAGCGCTACCTCAACGAAAAGGAGCGGCAGCTCCGCAGCAAGGGCGGCGCCGATATCGTCCAGTTGCCGACCCGCACGATCGAGCACGTCACCCCGGAAATCGCTGCCGCGCTGACGGCCGCAACCGGCGAAGCGCCAGCGACGCCGACCGAGGAACCGCTGGCCGCGCCGCCGGTACCGGCCGAGGTCATCGCCTTCCCGCCGCGCCCGGTACCGGCCGGCACGCGCCCCACCTTCAAGACCGACCAGGACATGGCGGCCTGGCTGCTCGCCAACCCTGCCGTCGTCACGGATCGCGATCGGAGCTTGATGGCCGATCGCCTGCGCAGTTGGACGTTCCGCGAGCTGTGTTCAGTCGCCGGCGTCGACGTCGATGCGCTCTCCACCCTCATCAAGACCCACCAGCAAGAGGCCAAATCGTGAGAAACACCTTTGTGCGGCTGTCCAACACGGCCGCGTTCATGAGCGGATACGAAGTCGTCGAGCGGCGCGGCGCCGCAGAAAACTGTTTCATGGTGGTGGACGGCAAGCCGGGCTACGGCAAGACCTCCACGGCTCAATGGTTCGCCATTTCCAACAACTTGCCGTTCATCCGCGCCAAGCGGGAGTGGCGGCCCTCCTGGATGCTGCGCGAGCTGCTCGAAACGGTGCAGACGGCGCCGGCGCACTCCTACGAGAAGATCTTCCAACAGGTGATCGAGGCCATGGGCAAGCGCTCGGCCATCGCCGCCGTCGAGGACAAGCCCTTCGCCATCATCGTCGATGAGGCCGACCACGTTGTTGGTTCGTCCGCGCTCATGGAGACGCTGCGCGACATTTCCGACCTGGTCGAGGTGCCGATCCTACTGATCGGCATGGGAAGAATATCCGCCGGCATCAAGCGCTTCCCACAGATCGCGAGCCGCGCCGAATCTCACGTCGAATTCAAGCCGCTGACCTTGTCGGATACGCGGGCTTTGGTCGAGCAGCGCTGCGAGGTGCCGATCGACGGCGACCTCCTGCAGCTGCTCCACGACAAGGCGGAAGGCTACGCCCGCGAAGTGCTGACCGGGCTCGCCGCCATCGAGCGCACCGGCAAGCGCCTCGACCATCCTGTGACGGTCGCCGACATGGCGGGTCAGGAGCTGCTGGTGCAGCGTTCGACTGGCCACGCCTTCACGGTGAGAGGCTAACATGCCCTCACGCCAAATGCCTGTGGTCAATGCCCTGCAAGGCGGCGCTTGCCTGACAACGGCCGCGCTGGCGGAGCTGACCGGCCTTAGTGATCGCGACGTCGCCAAGGCGTGCTGCAGCCTGGTGTCGCGCGGCTGGGTCGTGCGGCGCGAGCGTGGCTGTTTCGAGATGTCCGCTGTCGGCGAGAAGGCTATCGCGGCTGGGGGCATCATCACCAGCGGGCCCACCGGGCCGCTGACGCAGGCCGAGCCACGCCGACCGCGCCGCCAGACGGTGCGCGACAAGATGTGGACGACGATGCGGACTCTGAAAAAGTTCCGGATCGCCGACCTGGAGACGCTGGCCGGCGCCACGCGCGACAACGCGCAGCGCTATGTCGGTGCCTTGGAGCGGACAGAGTTTCTGTCTCGCCTGCGGCCGGAGCCCGGCACGGCTCCGACGTCCAACGGGTTCCGCCGTTGGCTTCTCGTCCGCAACAGCGGGCCGGATGCGCCCGTCTACAAGGCGGAAGCCGGAGAGGTCTACGACCGAAACACGGGCATCGCCTATCCGATTGGAGGTGCGCCATGAACCGCGGCCCCATCCCCGGGCGGTCGAAGACCGACTTCGTCGCCGCGTTGCGCGCTCGCGTCGGAGAGCCGGAGGACTGGCTTTTGGTGTTGGCCGAGGAAGCAACCCGCACCGGCCTCAATGCCCTGGCCATGCGGATCAAGGTTTCGGCCGGCACGCTTTCGGCGGTGCTCTCCGGCACCTATGGCGCCAAGCCGGACCGCGTCCGGGAAGCGGTGCGCGGGGCCCTGATGGGCGTCACCGTCGAATGCCCGGCGCTCCACCAGGAGATCGGCCGCGAGACCTGCATCAAGCATCAACGGACGCCACTTTCGACGGCGTCTCCGTCCTCCGTCCGGCTCTACCACGCCTGCCGGAATGGCTGCCCGCACGCCACTATCGAAGGAGACCAGTCGTGATCGAGCACAAACTTTCAGACTGCCTGCGTCAGGTGCGCGACCAGTTCGCGCCCTATTGCGAGCATGGCGTCACGATGCCGGCAGATGCCGTGCGTGATGTCGTCTCGCACCTCAGCATCTTCGCGACCGCCGCCGAGCGACTGGAGGGGGTGACCTTCGAGAAGTCGGTGGGCGAGATCATCACCCTGCGCGCCGACGAGTACAGGCGCACGGTGCCGGTCGAAGTGGTTGGGGGGATATCATGAGCACTACCCTTTCCGTGGACGCCGTCGTGCGGACAGTTAGCGGCCTGACGGGTGTTTCGCGGCGCGACATACTGTCGCACCAGCGACCGCCGAACATGGTTCGCGCTCGGCACATGGCGATCTATCTCGCCTGCACCTACTGCTCGCATCTGTCGTTGCCGCAGATCGGCCGGCTGATGGGCGGCCGGGATCACACGACGATCATACACGCCCGTAACAAGCTGCAGCGTCAGGTCAACGACGCGGGCGAGTGGCCGGAACTGATCAAGGCCAAGGCCTTGATCGAGGCAACGATCCTAACTCTCGCGAGGATCGGCATCAGCACCCCGACCGACGCCGATCCCTTGGAAATCGCCGGCCGCGCTATCACTGACCACGGTGTAGCACGCATCACATACGACGAGATCAGGGCCATGGCCGAGTTCATCGTCAACGTGGTGGCGAAGGACCAACTGATCGTCGAGACGGACGATTCCGACCAGGTCGAACTGCCCGACACCGTGGCGCGTGGCGTGCTGCGGGTCATCAAGGCGCAAAAGACGCTGGAAGATGCGAAGTTCGGACCGGGCGAACTGTCGGCCAAGCGCGCGCTCGATAGCGAGATCGATGCGTTGGCGGCCCTCTACGAGGCCAGCTTTGGGCCGATCCCCGTCACGCAACCCACCTTCAAAACCTCTTCCAACGCCCCTCGAAAGGAGGCTCATCTTGGCTAAGTCTGCCCGCCAAACCACCCGCGCCGCCAACATCTCCGTGCCGCAGAGCCGCGAAGAGGCGACGCAAAGCCTTTCCCGCTACGGCCTCCTGCAGCGCGAGATCGGCCGCATCCAGGCCGGCCTCGACGACAAGATCACCGCCCTGAAGGAGGCGGCGGAGGCCAAGTCGACGCCGCTGCAGGAGGAGGCTGCCCAGATCATGGAAGGCCTGCGGATCTGGTCGGAGGCGAACCGCGCGGCCCTCACCAACGACAACAAGGTGAAGTTCGTCGATCTCGGTACCGGCAAGATCAGCTGGCGGCTTCGGCCGGCCAAGGTGACGGTGCGCGGCACCGAGGCGGTGCTGGAGGCTCTGCGCCGCCTCGGCCTCGGCCGCTTCATCCGCACCAGCGAGGAGATCAACAAGGAAGCGATGCTCGCCGAGGCGGATGTGGCTCGCACGGTGCCCGGCATCACCATCGGTTCGGCCGGCGAGGACTTCGTGATCGAACCGCTGACCAGCCCGCTGTCGACGGGAGGCGCCGATGCTGCCGCCTGATGTCGAGCCGATCGACCGGCCGCGCCGGGGCGACGGTGCCGGAGTCGCCCTCGCACTGATGGCCGCCCTCAGCGGCGGCGTCATGGGGTGCGGGATCGGCTTCGTTCTTGGGTGCGCCTTCGGCATCCGCGTCGGGCTCTTCGAACTGATGTTTGGGTGGATCTGGCGATGAGTTTCGCAAGCCGCTCTCTCCCTCCCGAATCCGAGGATCCGCCGCCCTCGCGGCGGGACCTCCTCCTGATGGAGCGCGAGGCACTTATCCCGCTAATCCGCCCACGCATGCGCACCGAGCGACAGCTGCGCATCCGCCGACGGATTGCACTGCTCACGAAGCAGCTGATGCAAGAGGAGACCCGACATGGCTGAGGACTTTCGGCCCGGTACGTTCGACGGGGCGGCTGCTTGGGCCACCCTGGCGCCGGATCAACAGGCCGCGATCGGCGCGCGGGCGCTGGAGTATGTGGTCGCCTGCGAGGTCCAAAACTTCACGGCTATCGCCAATGTGCCGCTCGCCTGGGCTCGGGCCGGCGAGGCGTCAATCGACGCCGCCCAGGCCGAGCTGGAGGCCTGCGTCGATACTCATGTCGGCCAGGAGCGCATGTACGACACCGCCGGGCGGCCGCTCGTCCCCAGCGTCGTCGGCATGTTCTGCAGGCGTTGCGGCTGCAGCCAGTACGACGCCTGCGACGGCGGCTGCGACTGGGCCGAACCCTACCTTTGCACTACCTGCGCGGACCCCAAGGCGGACGACGCGAGCGAGGTGGCGATATCATGACAACTCTAGCCGCAACATCCGATCAGATCCGCGCCCTGCAGGCGACCCGGCGGAAGGCCGGCATCGACGACGATGCCTGGCACGTTCGCCTCGGTGAACGCTATGGCGTGACCTCGACGAAGCACCTCACCGTCATGCAGGCGAACGCCGAGCTGGACAGCCTCAAAGGGTCGGCGCCGGCACGCCGTCCGAACGGTCGACTGAAGCTCGACGGCCCCTATGCCGGCAAGCTGCAGGCGCTTTGGATCGGCGCATGGAACCTCGGCATCGTCCGCGATCGCGACGATGCGGCGCTGATCGCCTTTGTCAGGCGGCAGACCGGCATCGACCATGTGCGTTGGGTGCAGGATGCCGAGGATGCCGCCAAGGCGATCGAGGCGCTGAAGGGCTGGATGGCGCGCGAAGCCGACGTCGACTGGACGGCCGTGAAGACCGCACCCGCTTGGTACAACAGCCCGCAATATCGGGTCGTGATGGCCCAGTGGCGCATTCTCTGCGCCCTCGATCGACAGCGCTCCGAGCCCAGGTGGAGCCTGTTCACCACCGTCGACGCCTTCCTCGCCACGACGCTCGACGAAGACTTCGCTTTCCATACGGCGTCCCAATCACTCTGGCGGCAGGCCATGAACCATCTCGGCGGGCTGATCCGCAATCTGAAGGGGGCCTGATCATGCGCGATATCGTCCTTCGCCTCACGAACAATGAAGCAGCTCTCATCTTCGTCATGCTCGAGGAACTTGCGCTGCCGACGGTCGCGGGGGAGTCCGACGAGAGGAAGGCGATCATCAAGCCTGTTCTCGATAGCGCCATGAAGAAGCTCAAAACGCCTCTGAAGCGCAGGAAGGTGATCTGACCATGCAGCCGCAAAGGATCGAGTTCAACCTGTCAGATGACGTCTACGGCCGCTCCACCAAGCTCGTCTTTCAACGTCTCTACGACGGCAAGATGGGCTGGACCATTACCCGCGATGCCATCAGCCAACTGGACGAGCCCCAAACCGTCAGCCTGCTGACCGACACGCAGCTGAAGGAAATCGGCGCGATCGCCGAGCAGTTTGGTCGGAAGGGAGCCTGACGATGCGCGTCATCGAAACTGCACATATGTCGCCTCCGCCGGCCGTTGATCCAGGCCCGGCGCCGATGCTCGACTGGTTGCCTCTGACCAAGCTGGTCATTGACGACGACTACCAGCGCACGCTTGGCATCGGGAACTGGAAGGCAATCCGAAAGATCGCAGACAACTTTAGTTGGTCGAAGTTTGCGCCGGTGCTTGTCGCTCCCATCGAGGGCGGCGTGTTTGCCGTGATTGACGGACAGCATCGGGCACACGCCGCCCAGATCTGCGGATTTGAGCGCGTGCCTTGCCAGATTACGCAAATGAACAAAGCGGAACAGGCTCGCGCCTTTGCGGCCGTGAACGGGGACGTCGTGAAGGTCACCACCTGGCAGGTTTATCGCGCCGCCATCATGGCGGGCGAGGACTGGGCCGTAGCGATCCGCGACTGTGCCGAGGCCGCCGGCTGTCAGGTCATGACGGGCAACAAGCCCAACACGGCCAAGGCCGCCGGAGAGATCTACTCGATCATGGCGATCGGCGAACTGATCGGCAGCTATGGCGCCGAGCCCGTCACGGCGTGCCTCAAGATGATCAAGGCCGCGAAGCTCTTCGGGTCCTGGCCCGAAAACTGGGCTTACGGGGTCCTCATCCCGGTCATGAAGGCGCTTCTGTCGCGTCCATACGCCATGCAGAGGGGCAAGTGGGTCAGCCGCTTCCTGGACGACGAGCTCGATGTGCTCGTCCTCCAGGAGCAGGCCGGCCGGGAGCTGAGGGCCTTGCGCATGCGCGGCGCCACGCCACCGCAGAAAAAAGACATGTTCGAGGCGCTGGTCGGCGACCAGATCGACAAGGCGCTGGGTGACAAGGCCGAGGCCCCGCCGGCAAGGATAGGGGGCAAGCATGGCTGAGTTCCGCGCTCCCAAGCCCACCGTGTCGCTCAAGACGCGGCGCGGCCACGTCAACTACATGGCGAACATGCTGACGCGGGTGAACAACGACCAGGTCGCGCGCCGCCTGATGAAGGCCGACGAAGCCACGCTGATGGAAACCCACTCGGCGGCAGTGATCGGGACTTTCAACTGGCTGATGGACAACGAGGCGGCGATCGCCGCCTTCATCGCGCTTCCGGAAGAGGACCGCAAGGCCATCCTGGCGGCGCCGGCGGTGGCTGCCGAGGCGGCCAGGAAGGCGATGGAGGAGACGTCGTGATCAACCGCGCCGTCATGAACTCCCGTCTGCCCAGCTCCGACGACTTGGAGTTCTTCCCGACGCCGCCCTGGGCGACGCGTGCCCTTTGCGCCTTCCTCGACAAACGCCGCCTGGTGCGCGGCACGTGCTGGGAGCCTTGCTGCGGTCAGGGCCATATGGTCCACGCCCTGCGGGAGTATTTCGAGTTCGTCGCCGGTTCAGATGTGTTCGATTACGGCAAGGGCTTCCCTGTGGTGGATGCACTCGATCCGGCCACGAAGGTTCCCGCAGTCCAGTGGGTCATCACCAATCCGGCTTTCACCATGGCCGAACAGATCGCCCTGAAGGTGCTCGACGCGCCGACGTTCCCGAGCTTGGCGCTGCTCGTCCGGTCGAACTGGGCGGAGGGCGAGACCCGATTTCACAGTGTTTTTGCGAAGCGCCGGCCGACGTGGATCCTGCAGTTCTCCGAGCGCGTTCCGATGATCGAGGCGGCTTGGGATCCGGAAGCCAGCACGGCGACCGCATACGCCTGGTTCGTCTGGGCACGCGGCCTGCCTTTCGAGCAGACGGTATTCGACTGGTTGCCACCCGGCCAGGAGAAGAAGCATTCGCGCCTTCGCGACTTGGACCTTGCCATACCGGGCGAAGCCGCCCGCCGGCGAGCGGCAAAGGCCGAGGCGGCGTCGGAGCCAAGATCTGGAGATCTTTTCGAGGAGAGAGACAATGGCTGATCAAGAGCGCATGCCGACCCCATGGACGGCGATCGAGCACAAAGAGAGCTTCGAGGTTCGGGACGCTTCGGGTCAGACGCTCGCCTACATCCACTTTGAAGATGAGCTGCAGCGCCGCCGCTCGACACGCCGGATCTCGAAGGACATGGCGCGGCGCCTGGCCTCACAGATCTGCAAGCTTCCTGGCTACATCACCAAGGCTAAGGGGGAGACGCTATGACCATTCGGATCACCGACCATGCTCTCGTCCGCTACCTCGAACGCGTGCACAACCTCGACGTCGAGAGTGTCCGTAACCTGCTGCTCGCTCAGTTGGGGCCGATCGCCGCGGTTGGCGCGACCATGGGCCCGCGTTTTCTGGTGAAGCGGCCGGAGGCAAAGTTCATCTTCCAAGGGCAGACACTGGTGACCGTCATCAGGCACGACCAACTGTTCTACCGGCGCGAGGATCAGCCGCCGGCGCTGCCGCCCGCCGAGGCTGCGCCGTGACGGACGATCGCATTCCTCCTCCCGCGCATGCAGCGCCCTGGGTGAATGTCCTGGGCGAGGCGCTTGCCGTGGAGGTCTTCTTGTCCCTCGGCGGATCAATGATCGACCTCGCATACGCGCCGCGCACGTCGGCCCTGTCTGAAATCGTCGGGATTGACCAGGCGGCCGCTTTGGGCCATGCCCTCGGTGCCGGCAAGATCAAGGTACCGCTGGCAAAACCTTGGGTCAGCCAGGTCCTTTACAGGGACGGGTTGGCACAGCAGGAGATCGCCAGGCGGCTGCATGTCGACGTTGCGACAGTGGCCCGCCAGCTCAAGGCGACACCCGGCGGACGCCGACGACGTTTGGACACACGGCAGATTGAGCTGTTCTAAGGGGGCGGATCCGGCAGCGGTTCCGCCCCCAACGCATTTGCGGGGACGGACCAGCCACGACAATTGATGGAGATTTGATCCCGATGAAACCGCCGTTTGCAGCGGATTTCAAGAGGGGTCAAGAATGGCGGGTGCCCAGAGCTTTGACGCTTGGCTGATCGAGCGCCTGACGGCGCATGGCGTCTACAAGGGCGCTGCCGACGACAGCCACGGCCGGGGCGTCATCGCCGCGCTGAAGGCATTTCAGGTCAAGCGCCACCTCGCGGTGACCGGCAAAGCCGACACCGCCACCGTGGTGATGCTGCGCGCCGACAGCGACGATCCGGTCTCACCGCCGGCCGAGCCGGTTTGGCTGCGCGAGGCGCGGCGGTTCATGGGCCTGAAGGAGATCGCCGGCCCTGCAGCGAACCCGACGATCATGGGCTGGGCCAGGGTGATCGGCGGCTGGGTGGCGGGCTTCTTCAAGAACGACGACATCCCCTGGTGCGGCCTGTTCATGGCTCATGTGATGGGAGCGACGCTGCCCGACGAGCTGCTCCCCTCCAATCCACTGTCGGCCAAGGCCTGGGCATCGTTCGGCCGGAGGCTCAACGTGCCGTCCCTCGGCGCCGTGCTGGTGTTCAGCCGCGAAGGTGGCGGCCACGTCGGCCTCTATGTCGGCGAGACGATGACGGCCTACCGCGTCCTCGGCGGCAATCAGTCCAACTCGGTTTCGCTGACCTGGATCGCCAAGGAGCGCCTGGTCGAAGGCGGGATCCGCTGGCCGACCACCGTGACGCCGCCGATCGGCATCCGCGTGATGCTGAAACCCGACGGTTCGCCCCTTTCCAAGAACGAGGCCTGACATGCAGCGCCCGACCTACTCGACCACCAAGCGCGCGATCTGGCTCAACTGCTTCATGGCCTGGGCGGTGATCGTGCTGCTCGCCTTCGGCGCGGTCACCGGTTCCGACCAGGCCGTTGCCTTCGCCAACATCGCCTTGCCTAGCATGGTGCTGCTGATCGGCGGCACGCTGGGCATTCATCGCCACTACGGTTCCAAGGATTTCGCGGCCAGCCAGGAGCGCGGCGAGCCCGAGCCCCCTTTCCATGCGCGAGACCAGCCGGGAGCCGGGCCATGATTGCGTGGATGACCGGCAAAGCCCTGCCGTTCCTCATCGCTGCCGCCGTGGCGCTCGCGGCGGCGGCCCTTTTCGCCCTCGGCATCGCGAAGCTCAACAGCATGATCGAGACGGCGCGGGAAGAGGCCAAGACGGCCCGCGACGCGTACTGGCAGGGCCAGATCGCCGAGGCCAACGCCAAGGTGTCGGCCGCAGCGCTCTCGCTGGCCCGGATGGCGGCGCAGAAAGACGCGGAACTGGCCGAGGCCGACCGCAAGGTCAAAGACCAACAAGCCGAGATGGAGGCCCAGAATGCGGCTCTGCCTGGCGCTGATGATTGCGGCCTCAGTCGCGATCGCGTCCGCCTGCTCAACGATCCCCGAGCTTCCCAAGGTGGAAGCCAAGGCGACCGTAACGGTGACCGCGCCGGCGGAATCGCGCCGCCCGTGCGCCGCCCCCGTGACCGTGCCCGACCGGGCAATCAGCGAAGCCGAGACGACGGCCCTCTGGGGCCGCGACAGGGGCGCGCTTCGGATCTGCGAGCAGCGCCGGCGGGCGGCGATCGACGCCATCGACGCGGCCGGAGGTGACCCGTGAACGTCGAAGAGCTGAAGCAGCAAGCCGAAGAGCGTGTTGAAGCGGAGCGCCAGAAGCGGATCGACGCGGCCAAGGCCGCCGTGGCAGCGCCGGGCACCGAGAACTGCATCGACTGCGGCGACGCCATTCCGGCGGACCGCCGCATCGCCGCGCCCTGGGCGAAGCGCTGCATCGAATGCCAGGAATTCTACGAGGCGGAGAGGCTCGCCAAATGATGGAAGAACTGAGGATCTGGGCCGGGCCGGCCGCAGCCTTGTTGTCAATGGCGACAGCCGTTTGGGTGCTGCTGACCAGCCCGACCAAGGCGGTTTCATCGCGCGTCGACGATATCAGCGTGAGGTTGGCAAAGGTGGAGAACGACCTGGCCCATCTGCCCGACACCGAGACCTTCCACCAGCTGGCACTCAGCGTGTCCGAAATGCGGGGCGATCTGAAGGCGCTGACAGCACATGTGGAGTCCGCAGCCGCGACCTCGGACAGACTGGAACAGTGGCTCCTCAAGCAAGGCAAGTGACATGGGCGACATGGACAGGATCATCCGTGAGGAGGCGCGCCTCATCATCCTCAGGACACTCTCCGGAGAGCCGGGCGGCCGTCTGAACTCCGAGCTTCTGCGCCAGAACATGGAGGCCTATGGCATCACCCGCACACGCGAGTGGGTGCAGGCCGAGATGCGGTCTCTTGAGCAGCTCGGCGCGATCGAGGTCACCGAGGCTGGCACCGTGCTGGTGGGGCAGCTCACCCAGCGCGGCCAGGACCATGTCGACCGCCGAGCCTTTCTCGACGGGGTGAAGCGCCCCAGTCTGCCGAGGGTGTGATGGCCGCGCGCGCCGGCCGGGGCCGGCTGTCCGGCATAGAGCTGCTGCCCGAGGAGTGTTCGCCGGTCATCGCCTGGGCGGCCGAGCAACTGCGCGACCGCAACCGCACGCAGACGGAGATCTACGAGGAGTTCGTCCTCAAGCTGGAGCAGCTCGCGGCGGAGCACAGGGGCGAGCTGGATTTCACCATTCCGAGTTTCTCGGCGTTCAACCGGCACTCGATCAAGCTCGCCACCGTCAGTCGCCGCCTCGATCAGACGCGCGAGATCGCCGCGACCCTCGCTGAGAAGTTTGACCCCGACTCGTCCGACAATCTCACCGTCATTGCCGCCGAGGCGATCAAGACCCTGGTGTTTGAGGTGCTGACCGAAGCCGGCGAAGCGGGTATCGACCCGAAAGGCGCGATGGAACTGGCGAGAGCCCTGGCGGCCGCCAGCCAGGCGCAAACCGTCTCGAGCAACCGCCGGCGCCAACTGGCAAAGGAAGTGGACGAGAAGCTCGAAAAGGCCAGTGCCGCCATCGAGAAGGTCACAGGCAAGACCGGCATGTCCCGCGACATCGTCAAGCGCTTCAGGACTGAACTCGGCATCGACAAGGAGGTGTGATGAGCGCGCTTCCCGATGGCGACGACTTCAAGGTCGGCCGGGCGATTACCGAGGAAGAGTGGGCAGAGCTTCGGCGGCAGTCGCTCTACGGGCTGCCGCCCGAGCTGGCGATGCTTCCGGTTATGGACGTTCTGCTTCCCTACCAGAAGCAGTCGATCCGGACACGCCTGCAATACTCCGTCACCTTCATCGAAAAGTCGCGCCGCACCGGGCTGACTTGGGCGTTTGCGCTGGACGCTGCCCTCGTCGCCGGCGCCGAGGCCAAGGCCGGCGGCATGGACGTCTGGTACATCGGCTACAACCTCGAGATGGCAAGGGAGTTCATCGACGTCGTCGGCATGTGGGCAAAGCTCGTTGCCGAGGTGGCGATCGAGGCCGGCGAGTGGGTTTTCGATGACTACGACCCGAAAACCAAGGAAACTCGCCAAATCAAGGCCTTCCGGATCAAGTTTGCATCTGGCTTTGAAGTCGTGGCGCTACCGTCGTCGCCGCGCTCGCTGCGCGGCAAGGCCGGCTATGTCATCATCGACGAAGCCGCCTTCCACGATGATCTCGAAGAGCTGATGAAGGCTGCGATCGCGCTCACGATCTGGGGCGGCATGGTGGTGGTCATCTCCACCCATGACGGCCAGGCCAACCCCTTCAACCGCAAGATCGAGGACATCAGGGCCGGCCGGCTGCCGTATGGCCTGGTTCGTATCGACTTTGATGACGCCTTGGAGGGCGGGCTTTATCAGCGCATTTGTCAGCGCAAGGGCGAAGAGTGGAGCATCGAGAAGGAGGCCGAATGGCGCGCCGGCGTCATCGCCGACTATGACGAGGCCGCCGACGAGGAGCTGTTCTGCATTCCGTCGGAGGGGTCTGGCTCGTGGATCTTGCCGGGCGTGATCTCCAACTGCATGAGGTCGGAGATCCCTGTCGTGCGCTGGGAGATGCCGACGGAGTTCGCGGCGCGCCCCGAGGAGCAGCGCCGGGCGGCGGCGATGGAGTTCCTGGAGCGCGACGTCGCTCCCTTGCTGGAACGGCTCAATCCGAAGCTGCGGACCGCCTTCGGCATGGACTTCGGCCGCGTGGCCGACCTCAGCGTGTTCTGGCCGGTGCAGATCGAGGACACGCTGTTCAAACAGACGCCGTTCATCCTGGAGATGCGGAACATTCCGTTCGACCAGCAGGAGCAGGTTGTGTTCTGGATCTGCAAGCGCCTGCCGCGCCTGGTCAAGGGCGCGATGGATGCCGGCGGCAACGGAGCATCGTTGGCCGAAAAGACTGCCCAGAAGTTCGGCATGAGCCGCGTCGAACAGATCAAGTTCTCGATCGACTGGTATCGGATCAACATGCCGCCGCTCAAACGCACCCTCGAAGGTGTCGGCATGTCGCTGCCCCGGCACGCCGACGTGCAGGGCGACTTCAGCGCCATCAAGCTCGTCGACGGCGTGGCGCGTCTCTCGACGCTTCGCACAAACGAACGCGGCGAAGGCGCAGTCAGCGCCAAGAAACGCAAGCGCCACGGCGACGCGGCGATCGCGGCGGTGCTGGCGCACTATGCGTCGGATAGGCCGTGGCAGGAGTTTTCCTATCGGCGCGCCGAAACCAAGCAATCGAAGTTCGACGAGGCGCGGGACAGCGCGAGCCTCGACGACACCGCCGATTCACGTTTCGGCCGCCAGCGCCTTTCTCGTTATCGCCGTTCGAAAGGAACATTCTGATGCCGTTGCTCGATCAGTATGAGCGCCCGATCGACATGGCGGCGCTCAAGAAGGAACAGGGCGGGCCGACGGTCGCGAGCGTGAGGAGGCCGCGCGCTTATGACCAGGCAGCCGGTTTGACGCCGGGGCGCCTTGCCCGGCTGATGAAGCAGGCGGTGCTGGGCGATCCGGAAGGCTATCTGGCGTTGGCCGAGGACATGGAGGAGCGCGACCTTCATTACGCCGGCGTACTCGGCATCCGAAAGCGCCAGGTCGCCGGACTTGAAATCACCATCAAGCCGGCTGGCGAAGACGCAGAGAGCCTAGCCGATGCCGCGCTGGTTCGCGAAGTGACCGAGCGGGACGAGTTCGAGACCGAGCTGATCGACATCCTCGACGCCACCGGCAAGGGCTTTTCCGGGACGGAAATCATCTGGGACACGTCGGAGCGGCAATGGATGCCGAAGGCGCTGAAGTGGCGCGACCCGACCTGGTTCACGTTCGACCTGGTCGACGGCGAGACCCCTTACCTGAGAGACAGCGCCGTCAATCTGCCCCTGGCGCCTTACAAATGGATCTGGCACACGGCCAAGGTGAAAAGCGGCCTGCCGATCCGTGGCGGCATCGCACGTGCCGTTGCCTGGACCTACCTGTTCAAGGCGTTCACCACCAAGGACTGGGCGATCTTCTGCGAGGCCTACGGCCAGCCGCTGCGGCTCGGCAAGTACGGCGAGGGCACCTCGGACGCGGACAAGGACATCCTGCTGGAAGCCGTGACCAACATCGGAACCGACTACTCGGCGATCGTGCCCGAGAGCATGCTAATCGAGTTCATCAAGGCCGACGTGCAGGGTAGCCACGAGCTCTACGAGAAGCGCGCCGACTGGCTCGATCGACAGGTGAGCAAGCTGGTGCTTGGCCAGACCGGCACCACCGACGCGATCGCCGGCGGCTATGCCGTGGGCAAGATCCACGACGGCGTTCGCGAGGACATCGAGCGATCGGACGCGAAGCAACTGGCGGCAACGCTCAACCGCGACTTGGTGCGCCCGCTGATCGATCTCAATCGCGGACCGCGCCGGAAGTATCCGAAGATCCGCATCGGCCGGCCGGACGAGGTCGACGTCGACAAGCTGACCAGCAACATCGCCAAGATGGTGCCGTTTGGCCTGCGCGTCGGTGTGGCGACGATCTACGACAAGCTCGGCATAGTCGAGCCGAAGCCCGAGGAAGAAATCCTGCGACCGTCGGCGCAGCCGCCCGTGTCCGACGGCAAACCCGATAACCAAGATCCTCCAATGCCGCCTGCCGCCAAGACGTCGGCGCAGAGGGCGAGCGCGCCGCCCACCGACGCGATCGACGACGCGGTAATCGTCAGCGTCGACGACGGCTGGGAGGAAATGGTCTCTCCGATGATCGACGGCCTGGAGGCGAAGATCGGCGCGGCCGGATCGCCCGAGGAGGCACGGCGGATCCTGGCCGATCATTTCCGGGGGATGGGCACCGACGCGATGGCCGAGCTGTTGGCGCGGCTGATGTTCGCCGCGCGCCTCGCCGGCGAGGCCGACGAGCCCTTGAGCGACGAGGGCTGACATGGCGGTAGTGCTGAAGCCCCTGGCGCCGGCCGAGGCGATCGCCGCCTACGGCCGCCGGCGAAAGAACCTGACCGAGAGTTTCAACTGGCAGGATCTGTTCGAGCAGGACCATGCCGAGGCCTTCACCGTCGCCAAGTCGGCCGGCTTCGACATTCTCACCGACATCGACAAGGCGATGACGGCGGCGCTCGCCGACGGCAAGACCCTCGAGGAGTTCTCGCGGTCGCTGCGGCCGGTGCTGACAGATAAGGGGTGGTGGGGTCGCAAGCTCGCCACCGACCCGCTCACCGGCGAGGAGCGCGTCGTCCAGCTCGGCAGCCTGAAGCGCCTCAAAACCATCTTTGAAACCAACTTGAGGGTGTCCTACGCCGCCGGCCACTGGTCGGCCTTCGAGCGCAACAAGGCCAGCCGGCCCTTCCTCCGCTATGTCGCCATCCTGGACGAGCGGACGCGGCCGGCGCACCGGGCCCGGCACAATCTGGTGCTGCCGGTCGACCATCCCTACTGGGACACCTGGGCGCCGCCCTGCGGCTGGGGATGCCGCTGCACTCTGCAGAGCCTCAGCCAGCGCGACATCGATCGCCTAAAGCGCGAAGGCGAGGTCCTGAAGTTTGAGCCGCCGCAGGATACCTTCCGCGACTTTGTCAACACGCGGACCGGCGAAGTTACCCGGGTGCCGGACGGCATCGACCCCGGCTGGGCCTACAACCCCGGCAAGGCGGCGATCGAGGCCGCGCTGCGCCGGGCGGAGAAGCTTGTGACAGCGCCGCCCAGGCTGGCTGCAGCCTATGACGACGCCACCGACCCCGAGGCGTTCCGGTCCTGGTTCATGGCCGCCGATCGGCGACGTCCGTCAGCGCCGGATACGGTGGTCGTCGGAACGGTCTCGCAAAAGGTGCTGGAGGATCTCGGGCGGCGTGGCAGCTCGCCAGCAAGCGCAGCGGTCATCATCACCCGCAAGGTGGCCCGGAGCATGAAGAGCGCAACAGCGGCCGAAGCGGACGGCGAGACGGTCGCCGCGCTGCTCGCCAACCTGCCTGAGGCGCTCGCCAGGCCGACCGCCGTGATGCTCGACAGGCGGGACAGCTCGCTGGTTTACGTGCTGGCATCGCGCCTCATCGCCAACGGCCGCTTGCTGGCCCTCCGGGTCGCCTACCGGCGCAAGGCAGTCAAGGCCGGCACGCCGATCGAGGCATTTTCGGTGCGGTCCTACATGCTCGTCGATCGCGTTTCGCTGCTCGATCTTTCGACGTTCTCGCCGATCGAGGGAGCGATACCGTGACCATCGAAGGGACATTGGCGAAATTCGCCTCAGGACGGCATTGCAAGGTTTGGGGGTAGCGGTGTAGCCTCCAGACCCAGAACGAGGCTCCACGGACGAATTTTCCCGTTTGAAACTCGTTTTAATCCAGATGCGATGATCGATCACCCCGGCTGACACAGCCGAGGTCCCCTCACGCATGTGCGTGGGTGTTTCGGCCATGCCTGATTTGGGATGGTCGACCCATGCTGAAAACCGCCTCAACCCGCTCCAAGCTGCTTGCGTCCGCTTTCGTCGTTGAACTCGGCGATAGCGCCCAGCCGTGGGTGCAGCTGATGCCGGCCGGAACCTTTTCGGGCCGCGACGGGCGCGGTCCGTTCATCGCAGGCAACAAGGCGCGCATCGAAAAGATCGCCGAGGCGACCCGCCGCTATCACGGCGCCACCGAAATGGTGATCGACTACGAGCACCAGACGCTGAAAGCGGCCGAGAGCGGCAAGCCGGCGCCGGCCGCCGGCTGGGTGAAGGAGATCGAGGCTCGCGACGACGGCCTCTATGGCCGCGTCGAGTGGACCGCCAACGCCGCGGCCGCGATCGCCGCCAAGGAGTACCGCTATCTGTCGCCGGTGTTGTTTCACACGGCCGACGGCCACGTGCTGGGCTTGAACATGGCCAGCCTGACCAACGTTCCCAACCTGCAGATGGCCGAGGTGTCGGCCCACGCGGTGGAAATCTTTCAACCCGCAGAGGATCGAGATCCCATGCATCCCAAGCTGAAGAAGCTCCTCGGCCTGCCCGAGGACGCCACCGACGACGCCGTCTACACGGCCGCCCAATCGATCGTTGCCGGCGTTTCGGCGATGGCCGCCCTGGTCGGCAAGCCGGAGGGGACGCCGATCGGCGACATCACCGCCGCGATGACCTCGGCCATGACGGCCGCCGCAACCGCCGCGCCCGACCCGACGAAGTTCGTGCCCGTCGCCCAGGTGACCGCCCTGCAGGCGGACCTGAATGCGCTGAAGGCGAACATCGCCAAGTCGGCCGCCGAGACCGACGTCGACGACGCCATCAAGGCCGGCAAGATCGTGCCGGCGCTGCGCGACTGGGCGATCTCGCTGCACACCGCCGACGTCACCGCCTTCAAGGCGTTCGTGTCGGCCGCGCCGGTGCTGACCTCGGCTCAGGTGAAGGGCCAGAAGCCCGCCACCGGCGAGGCCGATCTCAGCGACAGCGACGTTTCCGCCATGCGGGCGCTCGGCCTCAGCAAGGAAGAGTTCCTGAAGGCCAGGGCCAGCGAGAAGGAGCAAGGCTGATGACCGCCCTCACCAAGGATCGCAACACGCCGCGCGCCAGCGGCGACATCAAGAGCATGCTGCTCGCCGCCTCGGCGCTGATCTTTGCCGGCGGCATCGTCATGCGCAACGCCTCGGGCTACGCGGTCAAGGGCCAGACGGCCCTCGGTCTGCGCGGCGCCGGCGTCGCTATGCTCCGGGTCGACAACTCCGACGGCTCGGCGGGCGACCTCCGCATCGACGTGCGCGAGGGTTGCTTCCGCTTCGCCAACTCGGCGTCTACCGACGAGATCACCATCGCCGATATCGGCAATCTCGCCTATGTCGTCGACGATCAGACGGTGGCTAAGACCTCTGGCGGCTTCACTCGGTCGCCGGCCGGTTTCATCCGCGATGTGGACGACCAGGGTGTCGTCATCGAGTTCTGCGAGGACGACCTCGGCGCCGCGATCAAGAACGGCAAGACCTACGTCTCCACCCGGGTGGCGACGCTGGTCGGCAGCAACGTCTATCGCGTCGTTGCACCGGTGGCCGGCCGCATCACCAAGATCTGGTCGGTGATCGAGGGCGCCCTCACCACGGGCGACGCCACGCTGACCGCCAAGATCGGCGCCACGGCGGTGACCGACGGTGTCATCACCGTCACCCAGGCGGGTTCGGCCGCCGGCGATGTCGACAGCGCCACGCCCTCGGCCGCCAACGTGGTGGCCGCCGGCGACGGCCTGTCCGTCACGGTGGGCGGCACCAATGCCACGGCTTCGGCCGCCGTCGTCACCTTCGAGATCTCCACCATCTGACGGCGCCGCCGGCGCCGCCTCACTCAACCACGCCCAGGGGACTCCCATGGAAGTCAATGCCGCCAATCTCAACAGCCTGCGCGTCGGCTACTCGGCCGCCTATCAGCGTGGTCTCGGCCAGGCGCCGTCGCAGTATCCGCGTGTCGCCACCGTGGTGCCGGCGAGCCAGAAGGAACAGAAGTACGGCTGGCTCGGCAAGATCCCGAAGGTTCGGGAATGGATCGGGGCTCGCCTCGTCCACTCGCTCGAGCAGCACGACTACTCCATCAAGGAGAAGAAGTGGGAGCTGACCGTCGCGGTCGACAAGGACGACATCGAGACCGACAACCTCGGCATCTATGTGCCGCTGTTCGAGGAGATGGGCGCGTCCACCCAGTCGCTGCCCGACGAGCTGGTGTTCGATCTTCTGAAGAACGGCTTTTCGAGCAAGTGTTATGACGGGCAGAACTTCTTCGACACCGATCATCCGGTGCTCGACGCCGACGGCGAGGAGCAGTCCGTCGCCAACACCGACGGCGGCGACGGCACGCCCTGGTTCCTGCTCTGCACGAACCGGCCGCTGAAGCCGCTGATCTACCAGCGCCGCAAGGACTTCTCGTTCGTCGCCAAGGACAACCCCGACGACGACAACGTCTTCAACAATAACGAGTTCGTATACGGCGCCGACGCCCGCTCGAATGTCGGCTTCGGTTTCTGGCAGTTCGCCTGGGGGTCGAAGCAGACGCTGGACGCCGCGCACTACGAGACGGCGCGTGCCGCCATCAGCGGCATGAAGGGTGATCACGGCCGTCCGCTCGGCCTGATGCCGAACCTGCTTGTAGTGCCGCCCACCCTCGAAGGTGCTGGCCGCGCTCTTCTTGCGTCCCAGCTCGTCAACGGCGGCGAAACCAACAAGTGGGCCGGTTCCGCCGAGCTGCTCGTCGTCCCCTGGCTCGCCTGACGACGGGTGGGTCCCGTCGTCTCTTCCTCCGTCCCGGCCTCGCGTCGGGACGGAGTTTCCCAGGCCGGCGAACGCCACCGGCCCGGCAAACTCCGAGAGAGGCACCCATGGCCAAGCGCACCACCAAACCCGCCATCCCAAAGCAGCCGACCGTCGGCGCCGTCGGCCATGAAGCGGTCATGCCGCTGCAGCGCGCCGAGGATGGCACGCTTGGCGCCGTCATCACCGAGTTTTCCGGGGGGCTCCCGTCCGTTGTTGCCCCCGACACCGCAGAGCCGGGGCCCACGTCCGTTATGGAGGGCGCACCGTCGTCGAGCGCGGAGGCTGCTAACGCCCCCGCGCAGGCGACGGAAACCGGTGAGGCCGCCGGCAAGGCCGCGACGGGCGACCTGCCGGCGACCGACACCTCGATCGGCGAGGCGCAGTCGCAGCCCGAGCCCCCGCCGGCGACCGACACCGCCAGCCAAGCGACCGGAGCCGGCGTGGCGCGCAAGCGGATCTCCGACGCGTTCGACGGCCTGACGCCCAAGACGATCCGCATCACGTCCCGGATCGAGGGGTTCCGCCGGGCGGGCATGCGGCACAGCAAGGCGCCCGTCGAGCATCCGATCGACCGCTTTTCCGATGAGCAGCTCGCACTGCTCGAAAAGGAACCGAACCTCACCGTCGAGTATCTCTGATGGCCTACGCCACGCTCCAGGATCTGATCGACCGTTTCGGCCGCACCGAGCTGGTGCAGCTCACCGACCGGACGAACAAGCCGGCGTCGACGATCGACGAGAGCGTGGTGGCACGTGCCCTGACGGATGCCGAGGCGACGATCAACGGCTACGTCGCCCGGCGCTACCAGCTGCCGCTCACCAGCGTGCCCGAGGCGCTGACCAAGAAGGCCTGCGATATCGCCCGCTACTACCTTCACGGCAAGGCGGCCGACAAGGACAGCCCCGTCTACCTTGCGCACAAGGAAGCGACCACCTGGCTGCAGGACGTGGCGAAGGGACTCGTCGTCATCGAAGCCGAAGGCATCGCGCCTGCGGCCGCCGGCGGCGGCGTCATCCGGGCCAACCCGTCGGGCCGGGTGTTCACCCGCCAGAGCCTGAGGGACATGTGATGGCCGGCGCGAGCATCACCGTCGACGACGCCGTCGTCCTGGAAGCGATCGACGACTACGCCAGGCGGGCCGACGATCGCCGGCCGCTCATGGCGTCGATCGGCGCCTATCTCGTCACCTCATCCCAGCGCCGCATCGAGCGCGAGACGGGGCCTGGTGGCGTCAAGTGGGGCCGCCTCAGCCCGCGCACCGCCAACCGGCGGGTGAACGGCCGGGCGCGTGGCTACGACCACATGCTGCGGGTGAGCGGCCGTCTCTACGGCTCGCTCACGTCTTCGTCGGACAACGACAGCGCCGAGGCCGGCACCAACGTGATCTATGCCGGCCCGCACCAGTTCGGCGCCGAAATCGTCCAGCACGCCCGAAGCCAGCGGATCTACCGCTTCTACGACAAGCGGTCCGACCGGATCGACTATCGCTTCCGCTCGCGCTCGCGCAGCAACTTCGAGAGCTGGGTGACGATCGGCGAGCACAAGGTGACGGTGCCGGCGCGTCCGTTCCTCGGTTTCGACGACTACGACCAGGGCGAGGTCATCCAGATCGTCGCCGACTACTACATGGAGGGCACGCCGTGATCGCCGAGATCCGCCAACGCCTCTTGGTGGCCGGAACGCCCTTCGCCCTGGTGGAGGGCGCCGTCGCCCTGGCGCAGCTCACGGACCGGCCGCCGCAGCTCCCTGCCAGCTACGTGTTCATGGTGCGGGAGGCGTCCGAGCCGAACGACCGCATGAACGGCCCGGTGATGCAGCGCACGGCCTGCGACATCGCGGTTGTCATCATATTCGAGCAGCTCGCGGAGCCCCTCGGCGAACCCGCCGCCGACGAGCTCGAAACCATGCTCGCCTGGGAACGCGCCCAGCTCATCGGCTTTGGCGGCACCACCTTCGAGCCGCTGGAGCACGTCTCCGGCGAGCTGGTGCAGGCCAAGGGCGGCGCCGTGTGGTGGCAGGACACTTATGGCACCGCCTACTACCAGGAGGAACAGACCTGATGGCCGGGATTTCCGAGGGCGGCTCGTATAGCCGCGACCCCAAGACCGGCGCGCTGACGCGCCGCACCGAACCCGTCGCCGAGGTGGACGTCACCGTCCCGGCCGAGACGAAGGTCACCACCGACGTGGCGCCCGCCGCTGCCACCAAGCCCGCCAAGAGGAGCAACTGACATGGCCAAGAAGTGGCGCAACAGGGCGATCCTCGCCAAGATCGAGACCACCCCCGGCACCGACGCGACGCCGACCGGCGCGGCCAACGCCATGCTGATGGTCAACGTCAGCCTTGAACCGCTGCTCGGCAACGACCTCAGCCGCGACCTGGTGCTGCCCTACATGGGGCACCAGGGCATCATCCTGGACGGCAACTACGCCCGTCTGACCGGCGAGGTGGAGATCGCCGGCGCCGGCGCCGCCGGCACCGCGCCGGCCTACGGCCCCCTGCTGCGCGCCTGCGGACTCGCCGAGGTGGTGACGGCCGACACGGACGTCGTCTACTCGCCGGTCAGCTCCGGCCAGGAAACGGTGACGATCCATTTCAACAACGACGGCGTGAACCAGGCACTGGTCTACGCGCGCGGCACCGTGACGATGGACGTCAAGCCGGGCGCCATTCCGCGCTTCCGCTTCGTCTTCACCGGTCTCATCGGCACGATTGCCGACGTAGCCTTGCCGGCGGTGGACGTTACCGACTTCATCAAGCCGGTGCCGGTCAACAAGGCCAACACGACGCTGTCGCTGCACGGCGCCAGCCGCATTGCCGAGGGCATCACCTTCGATCTCGGCGGACAGGTGGAGCCGCGCTTCCTGATCGGCGCCGAAGCCGTCGAGATCGTCGATCGGCAGATGACCGGTTCGGCCATCCTGGAAATGGTGTCGCTCGCCACCAAGAACTGGCTGGCGACGGCCCAGGCGCACACAACCGGCGTGCTGGCGCTGGTGCATGGCGTGACCGCTGGCCACATCGTGCAGTTCGACGCGCCGAAGGTGCAGATCGGCCGCCCGACCTATGGCGAGAAGCAGCGCATCCTCAACAACACGCTGCCGCTGATGTTCCTGCCGGACACGGGCAACGACGAGTTCACCATTACCGTCAAGTGACGCCTCTGGGCGGTTTCAAAGGGCGTTCCAACCATGTTCAAAGTCGTTCCCAACCTGACGTTCTGGTGGCCGGTCAAGGTGTACGAGCCGGATCCGGACAAGCCGGGAAAGCTGATCGAGCAGGAGTTCGAGGCCGAGTTTCGGCTGATCGACCGCGCCGAGGCCAAGGCTTCGGCCGAAGCGCGGCGGCAGATCATGGCGCGGCTCTCGCCGGACCTCGACGAAGAGGCACTGAAAGCGATCGGCGACGAGCTGGAGGCGCACGACAAGGAGGCCGTGCGGCGGGTGCTGGTCGGCTGGCGCAACGTGGTCGACGACAAGGGCAACCCGATCGCCTTCGACGAGAAGACGTTCGGCGAGCTCTACAACATGGACCGTGTGCGCGCCGCCCTCAACCGGGCCTATGCCGAGGCGATCGCCGAGGACAAGGCCCGCCTGGGAAACTGACGGAGGCGGTGGAGGCCTGGGCCGCCGCCTATCTGGACCAGACGCCAAGGGACAAGCCGGCCACTGTCGACGAGGACGTGTCCCAACAGTTCAAGGACATGGGTGTCACGATCACGGCAACGGCGGCCGACGAAGCGACGATCGAGATCCACCCGGCCAACGAGCCAGCCATCGCGGCCTGGCTGGAGTGCGAGACGAGCTGGCGGGTGGCGCCGACGATGGCGGGTTTGTTCTACGTCGGTCTCGACTACGTGGCCTGCCGACTGGTGCTGGATGACCTCGGGTCGCCGCCGGGGACGTTCGCGGATCTCAGACACATGGAACGGGCGGCGCGGCCGCTGCTCAACAAACGGGACGAGTGATGGCCAACCAATTCCGTGTCTCCATTGGCGTCGATCTCGATGCCGCCCGCGCCAAGGCCGGCGCCGGCGAGACCCGGCAGGCCATCCAGTCGATCGGTGAGTCCGCCACCCAGGCGACGCCCAAGGTGCAGGGCCTCGATACCGCCCTCGACGGGCTGCACGACGGCGCCGCCAAGGCCAAGACATGGCAGGGTATCCTGGCGTCCGAGGGCATGGCGCTCGACAACCTGCGCGCCAAGTACAACCCGCTGTTCGCCACCATCCAGCAGTACAAGGCGGCGCAGACGGAGATCCGCACCGCCCATGCCATGGGGGCGCTGTCGGCCGACGAGATGACGGCCGCGCTGGCCCGGCAGCGGACACAGGCGCTGTCGACGATCGCGGCGATCAAGGGGCTGGGAACGGCGCAGGCACAAGCGCAGGGTGTCGCTGGTGCTGCCACAGCAGCGCGCCGAGGCTTTGGTTGGCAGCAGCTCGGTCTGCAAGGTAACGACGTCCTGACGATGGCCATGCTCGGCGCGCCAGCCGGCCAAATCGCGGCGAGCCAGGCACCGCAGATCTTCCAAACGATGCAGATGTGGGAGGGTGGCGTTTCCGGCGCCATGTCCGACATTTCGTCGACAATCGGCGGTTTGATCACGCGCTTTCCGTTGCTGACGGCGGCCGCCGGTGCCGCCGGTCTGGCTATTGCGGGCATTTACGCCGTCACGCGCCGCGATGGACCGAGCACCGAGGAGGCGCTCGCCCGCCACGAAGAGCTCGTCAAGCGGATCAAGGATGCCTACGGCGACGCCGCCGTTAATGTCGGCAAGCTGCGGACGGAAGAGAAGAGTATTCTTGCGTTTCAGGCTGGCCAGAACGCCGCCGATCTGAAAAGCAACCTGGCAGCGGAGCTCGAACGGGAACGCAATGCGCTGCGAGCTCGCTTCTTCGACCAGAGCAGCGGCATGGTGCTGGGACCGGCGCTGCCGATCGAGAGCCAACTCCGGACGTTTATCGGCTCGACCGACGACAGCGGGAGAGCGCTCGCCGACCTTCGCAAACAGCTCACCGACATCGGAACTAAAACGGCCGATGACGATCTCAAGAAGCTCATTCAAAGCATTATCGATGCAACGCGGGAAACAGAGAATCTACGCGCGGTCGTGGTTGGTGCGGCCGACGATCTGCCCAAGCTGAGTGCCAAAGCCGAGCGCCTGGCCGAGCGGCTCAAGAGCTATAGTGCCGAGCTGCCGAAGCTGGCGGCAATGGGCAGTTTGCCGCTCTCTCGCGAGCAGGAGATCGAGCGGCAATATCAGGCAACCATCAGTCAAGCGACCAACCGCGAGCAGCGCGACGACGCCGTCGAGGCTCGCGAGCGTGCCCTTGACCGGCTGCGCGAGCAGCTCGATCTCACCCGCCAGTCGGACGATCTCGGCACCCAGGCGATCCTCGCTCGTACCGCGGCCGAACGGGCCTCGATCGCCGCTGCCCAGGCGCGCATTGAAGCGTTGCGCCAGGGCGGTCGATCCGAGGCAGAGGTCGCCGAGGCGGAGCGCATCGCCCGCGCCTACGCGCTCGCCCAGGAGACGGCGTCGAGCCGCAGCTCGCTGGAGCAGGCGCAGCGCTCGGCCGCTGGTGTCGGATTGACCGGCCTGCCGGCGACCATCGCGCAGATCAACGCCCGCTACGACCTGGAGATCCAGAAGGCCGAAGGTGCGAAAGAAGCGATCGACAACCTGCGCAAGGCGCGAGAGCTGGAGATCCAGACCGCCACACGCTCGGCCGCCATCCAGCCGCTGCAGGACGCCGCCCGATCGGCCGCCGAGCTGGAGCGCGCCGTCGCTCAGCAGCGCTCGACCTTTGGCCTCTCCGCCGGCGAGGCGTCTAACCTGACCGAGCAGATGCGGCTCTACAACGAGTACACCCGCGCCGGCATCGAGATCACGCCGCAGCTCGGCCGGGCGATCGCCGAGGCCGGCGCCCGCTATGGCGCCGCTGCCGGCGACATGGACAAGCTGACCAAGGCGCAGCAGGACGCGATCGGGCGCTTGGACGGCCTCAGGTCGGCCACCAACTCGATCCTCGGCTCGCTCATCGAGGGCGACTGGGAGTCGATCGGCAAGACGGCGCTGAACTTCGCATCTGGTCTCTTTACCGACCAAATCACGCAAGGGCTGCTCGGGCGCCAGGGCGAGGCCGGCGGCGGGCTGTTCGGCGACCTGGCGTCGAGCCTGCTGGGCGGTACGGCGCGCGGCGCCTCGGCCGCCAACCCGGTGTTCATCACCTTCGGCGGCGCCGGCGCCGGCGGGCTGTTCGGTAACCTGACCGCTGCCAATAGCAACGGCCTCGGCCTGGTCGGCGGTACCGACTTGCTCGCCAAATATCGCGAGGCGATCGCCTCGATCGAGAGTAGCGGCCGCTATGGCGCGCTGGGCCCGGTGACCGCCTCGGGCGACCGCGCCTATGGGCGCTACGGCGTGATGGGCTCCAACGTCGGCCCGTGGACGCAGCAGGCGCTGGGCTATTCCATGTCGCCTTCCGCCTTTCTGGCCGATCCGGCGGCGCAGGATGCCGTGTTCAACCGCATCTTCGGCGGCTACCTCAGCCGGTTCGGCAATGCCAACGACGCGGCCAGCATGTGGTTCTCCGGCCGACCGCTGGCGCAAGGTGCCAATGCCACCGACATTCTTGGTACGAGCGGCTCGACCTATGTCGACAAGTTCAACGCGGCCTTGGGCACGGCGACGACGGGCCTCGAGTCCTTTGCCAGCAGCGCCAAGGGCGCCAGCGGCACCGCCTCGGGCTATCCGCCTAGCTTGTCGCTGACGCCACAACAGGCGGCGATGATGCCGGCCGGCGTGTCGCCCTACGGCACCGGCTGGGCGGAACAGCAGGTGAGCGGACTCAGCGCCTCGTTCTCAGTGCTTCGCAATGGCGTCGCCGGCATCGCCGACCAGTTCATCCCCGGCCTCGGTTCGGTGCTGGGCCAGCTGCTCGACGCCTTCTCCAGCGCGGGAGGATCGTCGGGCGGCGGTTTCTGGTCGTCGCTGCTCGGCGGTATCGGCGGCCTGTTCGGCGGCGGCGGCTGGGGCGCCAACAATGCATCGGCGTTCACCCTTTACGCGCTTGGCGGCGTGCCGCCGGCGCGCGGCCTCCACAACTACGCCAACCAGGTGGTTTCGACGCCGACCGTGTTTGCCTTCGCCAAGGGCGCCGGCGTGATGGGAGAGGTCGGAGAGCCCGAGGGTATCTTCCCGCTGACGCGCGACCGCTCCGGCCGGCTTGGCGTCCGCGCCTCGTGGGACGGTCAGGGCGGACAGGATTCGGGCACGAGCATCGAGATCAACAATTACTCCGGCGCCAGGGTGGAGCACGAGACCACGCGCGACAGCCGGGGCCGACGACAGGAAAAGTTCGTGCTGTCGGATGCGGTGGGCGACGCGGTGGCGACGCCGGGCGGCGGGGCCGACAGGGCGATGCGCCAGAAGTATGGCATGCGGTCGGGAGGGATCAGGCGATGACCATCCCCACCTGGCCAGCCAGCCTGCCCAAACCCGAGCGCGACAGCTGGTCGCAATCACCGTTCGAGGCCCGTCGCAAGCGTCAGACCGAAGGTTTGCCGCCTGCCTTCAGCCGGAGGTTCTCGGGTGTTCCGGAGACAGTTGCGTTGTCGATCGTGGTGAGCCGCGCCGGCAGGGCCGTGTTCGACCAGTTTTACAAGGAGGATACGTCGTTCGGCGCCAAGCCCTTTTATATGCCCGACCCGACGACCGACGGCTGGGCGCTGCTCGACGGCGCCGGCAATCCCATGCTGACGGAAGGAGGGCAGCCCATTCTGTTGTCCGCACAGTGGCTCGTATTTTTCGGTGATGATCTGCCGAAGCAGACCATCGAGGGCGTTCGTTTTCGGTTGGCCTTCAGCGTGATGGTGATGCCATGAGGCGGGTCTCCCTCAACGCCCGACTGATGCAGGACGCCGTATCGTCCGACCAGGTCTACGTCGTCCTGGTCCACATCACCCATCCGGATCTCGACGAGCCGGTGCTGCTGTCGACCGACAACACCGAACGCCTGTCCGACGAGCCGCTGATGTACGGCACCCGCTCGACCTGGATGGATGCCACCGAACCTTATCTGTTCGTCTTGGCCTCGACGCTGGTTCCCTCCGACCTCGACGACGCGCCGACCTCGGCGACGCTGATCCTCGAAAACGTCGACAACGACATTGCAAAGCTGCTGCGCAGTTTCACGACGCCGGCGACGATCGCCATGGCCGTGGTGCTGGCCTCGTCGCCGTCGCTGATTGAGGCCGAGTGGACCGGCCTGGAGATGAAGACGGCCGACGGAGATGCGGCGGAGGTGCGCCTCGAAATCAGCCGCGCCGACATCGAGGAGGAGCGCTCGCCGGGCCACCGCATGACCAAGGACTTCTTTCCGGGGCTGTTCGCATGATCGTCAAGAGCTGGACAAACGACTACGTCGGCACCCCCTTCGACCGCTTCGGCGCCAGCCATGACGGCTGCAACTGCTGGGGCCTCGTTGTGCTGGTCTATGCCGAGCAGCTCGGCATCGCGCTACCCGACTATGCCGGCGCCTATGCGTCGCCAGAGGAACAAGCCGAGGTGGCCGCGCTGGTGGCGGCCGAGCGCGCCGACCCTGTATGGGCCCGCGTGTTCGACGCCCGGCCGTTCGACGTGCTGCTGTTCCGCCGGGGCCACCTCGACACCCACGTCGGCCTCTACGTCGATCGCGGCTTGATGCTGCACGTGACAGCCGACGACTGCGCCAAGGTGGAGCGTTTCGAGACGGGCACCTGGGGCCATCGCCTGACTGGCATTTACAGGCACGTCAAAGCGGCTTCAAACGACGTTTCAGGGGGCGTGCAATGACCGCTCCCGCCACCATCCCGGTGCTCGCCGCGCCTCTTCTCGACCCTGGCGCCGGCCGTGTCGATCTAGAGCTGCCTGGTTATTTCGGTCTCAACGTCGCCCAGATCATCGCCGTGACGCTGCCGGATGCCACCGAGCGCGACCTCGATCACATGCGCGTCACCCTCGTGACGCCGCAGGGCATGGCGGTGATCGAGCGGCATGCCTGGTCCGTGGTGCGGCCGAAGCCCGGCGTGCGCGTCGTCATCCGCGTCGTACCGGGAAAGCAGATCCTCAAGTCGATCCTGATGGTCGTAGTATCGATTGCCGCCATCGCCCTTGGCCAGCTATGGGCGCCGGCGCTCGCCGGTACATGGGGTCTCGGCGCCTCGGCCTGGGCCGGCATCATCGGCGCCGGCATCACCGTGGTGGGGTCGCTGCTGGTCAACGCCCTGATCCCGCCGGCCAAGCCCAGAACGCGCGACACAAACCGCGCCGAGACCTTCACCATCTCCGGCTGGCAGAACGCCTTCAATCCTGACGGCGTGATCCCCGACCCGGCCGGGAAGCTGCGCTACGCGCCGCCCTTTGCCGCTCGATCCTACTCGGAGATCGTCGGCGACGTGCAGTACATCCGCGCCGTCTTTTGCGTCGGATACGGTGGCACGCATGGCCTGAAGATCGAAAGCCTCAGGATCGGCGAGACGGCGATCGAAGAATATGACGAGGTGGAGATCGAGACCCGCGAGGGCCTTTCGACCGACACGCCGCTGACCCTTTACCCGCGCCAGGTGGTGGAGGAGTCGGTCGGCGCAGAGCTGGTGCGCCCGCTGCCGCGCGACGACGCGGGAAATGTCATCGCCGGCGCCTCGATCGAGACGCCCGTCGTGCGCACCACCGGCGCCGATGCGTCCGGTTGCAGCGTGATCATCGGCTTTCCAAGCGGCCTTGGGACCGTCGACGACGCGGGCAATACGCGTTCGATGACGGTGAGCATCCGCATCCGCCAGCGGCGCCGGCTGACCGCCACAACCACCACCGACTGGGCCGAGGTCGTAACGCTGAATCTCAGCGCCGCTAAGCTGGAGGGCATCTACCGCCAATACAGCTGGAACTTTGCCGAGCGCGGCCGCTACGAGATCGAGCTCACCCGCCTAACCGACGAGCAGACGTCGACGCGCACACAGGCGCGATCGAGCTGGCTGGCAATCCAGACGCTGCGCCCCGAATACCCGCTGGCGTTTCCTTGGCCGCTGGCGCTCGTCGCCGTGCGCGTCAAGGCAACCTACCAGCTCAACGGGACGCTCGACAACCTCAACGCACTGACCTCGCGCCGCTGCCTCGACTGGGATGCGGAGACCGAAACCTGGGTGGCGCGGGAAACGCGGAACCCGGCGAGCATTTATCGCTACACGCTCCAGTCGCGGTCCAACCCCCGGCCGGTGACGGACGCGGAAATCGACCTTGCGACCTTTGCCGACTGGCACGCCTTCTGTGTGCTTCACGACCTGAAATACGACGCGCCGCACGACGACGACAGGACGCTGCGCGAGCGCCTCACCGATATCGCCGTTGCTGGGCGGGCGTCGCCGCGCCACGACGGCAAGCGCTGGTCCGTCGTCATCGACCGGCCGCAGGAGCTGGTGGTCGATCACATCAACCCCCGCAACAGCTGGGACTTCAAATGGTCTCGTACCTATTTCGTGCCGCCACACGGCTTCCGGGTGAAGTTCTTGGACGCGACCAACGACTACAAGCAGGCGGAGCGTCTCATTCCGTGGCCGGGCCATTCTGGCCCCATCACGCTCACGGAGCAGCTCGAGCTGCCCGGAAAGACCGACCCCGACGAGATCTGGATCGAGGCCCGTCGGCGTATGTACGAGGCGCTCTATCGGCCGGACACCTTCAGCTGCATGCAGGATGGACCAGCGCGCGTCGCCACGCGCGGCGACCTGGTTGCCGCGTCCTACGACGTGCTCGAGCGCACGCAAGTGGCCGCCAGGGTGGTGGCCGTCTCGGGTGATCGCCTGGTGGTGCTCGACGACCTGGTCACCATGGTCGACGGGCGAAACTACGGCATTCGCTTTCGTGTCTTTGCCGACGAGGACGACACGATCGGCGAGAGCGTTTTGCGGCCGGTACTGGCGATCGTCGGAGAGCAGCGCTCGGTGCTCCTGGAGGGGACCGGCGCGCTTCCCATCGAGGGCGATATCGTCCATTTCGGGGAGCTGCTCACCGAGTCGGTGCCGCTGGTCGTCACCCGCGTCGAGGCCGGGGAGGAAATGTCCAGCGCCCTGCGCCTGGTCGAAGCCGCGCCCATCATCGACGAGCTGACGGACGAAGAGGTTCCGCCGGCCTGGTCAGGCCGCGCCGGCTCCGAGGTAGGCGACAACACGGGCCAGCCGCCAGCGCCCAAGATCACGTCGATCAAGACGGGCTTTGCCGGTACCGGCGTTGCCGGCCGGATTAGCGTGCTGGTCGCGCCGGGCTCCGGCTCGATCGAGAGCCAGACCTTCGAGCTGCAGCACCGCCTCAACGGCGCGACGGTTTGGACGACGGTTACGTTCCCGGCCGTCGATGGCGGCCGAGATCTCGACGTCTATGCCACCGGCGATCCCGTCCAGTTGCGCTGCCGTGGCGTGTCGCCTGCAGGCATCCCCGGCTCGTATACGACCGTGGTGATGATCACGGTGGGCGGCAACGACCAGCCGGCGCCAACCGACCTCGACGACGCCATGATCTCGATTGCTCCGCTGCTCGGCGGCGCCGTCGTCATGTTCTCGTCGACGGACGATCCCAACACCGTCTCGGTGCAGATCTACCGTTCGATGTCCTCGACGCTCGATCGTTCGACGGACGCCGCCGGCGCGCCGATCGCCGTGGTGCCGTCGCAGAGCTATTCCCAGCCGGTGGGCGATGGAACGCGCGAGTCGATCATCACGGCCGGGAGCTTTTCCAGCGGCGCCGCGTGGACGCATGGGTACGACTGGGATGTCGTCGACGGCGTCGCAACCCATACGCCCGGCGACGCCGGCGAGATCTTGCAGACCTTGTCTTTGACCGCAGGCAAGGCCTACCGCGTGCAGTTTACGGTCTCTGGCCGGACCGCCGGTGCCGTGGTGCCGGCGCTCGTCGGTGGCACGTCAGTGCCTGGTGTTGCGCGCTCGACCAACGGCCAGTTTTCCGATCGCCTGGTCGCCGTCGCCGGCAACGCTGCATTTTCTCTTGCGGCCGACGAGGACTTCGACGGATCGATCGACGACGTCGTCGTGTTCGTCGAGACGGCGACCTGCCTCGAAATCGGCACTCACCATTTCTGGCTCGAACCCCTCAACTCGGACGGCCTGGCTGGCCCGCTGTCCGGTCCCTTCAACGTCAATATCAGGTGACATCATGGCTGACGGCGGCGTGCAATCTTCCAACCTCCCGCTTGCCACCACGGTGGACAGCATCCTCGGCAACGCCGGCGGAACGACGTCGCGCCAGCGGGTGACGGACCTTGCGGCCCAACTGGTGGCGAGCGACCCGATGCGGCTCGCCACCATGGTGGGCAACCTCTATGACACAGAGGCCGACCTTCCCGCGACCACCGCCCAAGTGACGCCCTGGGTCTACGCCGATCCGGACCCGGACAAGATCGGCATCTACAAGGTGTCCGGCGGCCAGTGGGTTTGGGCGCTGCCGCTGCCTTACAGCATCATCCCCGCGTCGATCGGCGACGGCGACACCGTCAACGTTCGTCAGCTTGTCACAGCGCTGCCAGTCGTTGATGGCACGGCCATCATCATTCCCGTGGTCGGCACGAACACGGCATCGCCAGTTGTCGTTCACATCAATGGCGGCGTGGCCATCACGCTCAAGACGAACAGCGGGTCAGATATCGACGAAGGCGGACTGCCAGGCAACGGTCGGCTGATGGCGATCCGCGAAGGCGCCATCCTGCGGCTGAACAACGATGTGGTGGCGACCGCCGTTCTGGCGGCCACCGAGACCGCTCGCGACCTGGCCAAGGACTTTGCCAACGCGCCAGAGGATCAGCAGGTGCAACCGGGGCTCTACTCGGCCAAGCACTGGGCGACGAAGGCCGCAGCGGCCGACGCCGGCAGTGGCGCCGCTGCGGCGCGCGTGGCCTCCGAAACTGCAGCAGCCATTTCTATCGCTGCCAAGTCAGGGTCCGAAGCGGCGCGCGACATTACGCAGATGGTGGCAGCCAACGCCCAGGCTGTGGCGCGCACCCTCCCTCATTGGACCGATCTCCTGAACCTGACGAGCACCGTTGATGGACAGGGAGCCGAGGTCATAGACGCCGATACGGGTACCCACCTGCAGGCGACCTCAACGGGGTACGACGGCGCCAGTGTCCCGAACGCGGGCAAGTATTCACTCAATTTGACGTGGGGTCGCTGGGTCTGGATCGGTCCCACCGGTCTTGCCGGCAAAGCCGATGTCCGCGCCCCGATCCAGGAGCTGCGCAAGCTGGAGCTGTTCGGCTCCACCGCGCTCAGGGCCTTCACGGGCTCACTGTCGTCTATCATCCCCTTCATCGTCGACGCTGTCGGGAAGGCGATCTTCTACATCGACCCGGCGACGGGGGAGATGAAGGGGCGATTCGATGTCGAAGAGGAGATTAATAGGTGGCTGCGCGCCAACGTCGGCGGCGTTGCCGAAGGCTTGCGCCAATACTCCGGTGCTGGCCCGATCTACCCGCTCGCCGCAGACGCTGTCGGGCGAGCGCTCATCTACTTCAACTCCAGCACACAGAAAATCCACATCCCGGACCTCTATGGAGCAGGGTCGTCGTCTTCTGGTGCGTCGAGGGTCCAGACCAGGGAGGCACTGGCCGCTGCGCAGCAGCTCCCCACGCCCAGCCCGTCGATCTGGTTTGGGTTCCTCTCCTACGGGCAAAGCCTCTCGATTGGCGCGCAGGGCAAGCCCGCGATCTCGGTCACCCAGCCCTTTTCCAACCTCACCTTCGGCGCCGGCCCCAAGACCACACTGACGGGCAACGGCTTCGGGGGGCAAAACCAGTCGGCCATGGATACTTCCAAACCACTGGTCGAAGACGACCTCTCACCCGACGCGCTCACCACACGCGGCGAGACCGTGTGCTCGGGCACAGTCAACGGCGCGGTCGAGCTTGCCGTTCTGGAGAACGGGATCAACCCGTCCGATCTCATTTTCTTCGCCTCGGCGTGTGGCAAGGGCAGCGAGAGCATCAACAGCCTGGTCAAGACGGCCGCTCCGGACACTGCCGAGGTGCCGACAGCCACTGCGAACTACTATACTAACTTCATCGACCACGTGACGCGCGCCAAGGCGATTGCCACCGCCGCAGGCAAAACCTACGTGGTCGCTGCGATTAGTTGGATGCAGGGCGAGTCAGACAGCAGCAGCATGACGAAGACCACCTACAAGGCTCTTCTCGACCAGCTTATCAATGACATGCAAAATGACGTGGTGGCGATCACAGGTCAGGCGACCAAGCCGCACGTCATCGTCTACCAACAGGGCGCCGGTATCACCACAGGCCCGACGCGTGGTCCAGTTCTCGCCATGTGGGAGCTTTCGCGGGAGCGCCCTGACGTTTGGATGGGCACGCCGCTCTACTTCCTTGAGCCCGCCTCGGACAGCGCCCACCTGGTTAACACCAGCTACCACTACGTCGGCCGGGCTGAAGCCCGCGTCCTGAAGTCAATCGTCGTGGACAAGCTCAAGCCGCGACAGGTGAAGGTGCTCGGGGCCAGCCTCTCTGGATCGGTGATACGCCTTCGGATGGACGTGCCAACACCGCCGCATGTGATCGACGAGACAACCCTCGGCGCCGTCCTCGATCGTGGCTTCAAGGTTGTCTCCGACGCGGGGACGGCAACCATTGCCGATATTTCGGCATCAGGGACGGACCTGCTGCTGACGCTATCGGGCACCGCGCCGACGACGAACATTAAGCTGCGCTACGGTCTGGACTATGGCCCCGCGTCCCACCCCTCGGGCAAGCTGTTCAGCAACGCGAGCGGCGGCAACCTACGAGACAGTACGCCGGACGTCTTCACCAAGGGCGGCGTCACGCGTGAACTGCCGTTTTTCTGGCCATCGTTTGAAATTTCCGTCTTTCCCGTGGAGGCCTAAATGACCACTTATTCGCCGTTTCTCCAGCTCCCCGTCGCCATAGCTAACGGACAGGGGCCGCTCGTCAGCCTCGCGGACTGCCGACCCATATTCCCGACCTCTATCGAAACCGACGCGTATGGGCATTGGGACTTTGGTGGCGATGCTGTTTCGCTAAACAGCCTGATCGATGGCAAGGCGCTGACCCCCGCCGCGACCGCCCCGGTATACAACTCGGATAGCATCAAGCTTGTTGACGGCGGCATGAACGGCTTGCTGACAGATCTCGACGATCGGGCGGCGATGACCGTCTGTTTGGTCGTCAAGCTGATTGACCCCGGCTCGCCGACGTCACAGGTGGTATTCGCGTCGACAATCACTAGCAACGTCCCAGCCTCCGGCGGCAGCATGGGCTATCTTGATCGTGACGCGGCAGGCCAATTTAGGTTCACTAGCCTGCGTCGTCCGGCCTCGGGTCTAGTAGGCAGCAATTTCCCTGTCGCGTCGAATACAGATAAGTGGGCGTTCGTCGGCTTCGCGGCTGATGATGCTTCGGGGCGCGTCGTATACTATGGCACCTTCGGAACCAGTACCGAGGGCAGTGGGTTTACCAAGACCCTCGCTAGCCCCATGCGCAAGGTCTCCATCGGCAACGCGAGCTATTCTAGCGCGCAGTACCTGTATGGCCCGCAGCTCGCTGAAGCCATCATCTTCACTGGCCGCAAAACGGCGGCCGAGATGGCGGCGATCGCCGCCCGCTCGAAAACCCGAATGCAGCGCAAGGGCATCCTGCTGGCGAACGTGTAGGGAGGGAGACGGGCTGATGAGCGAGTCTTTGGAGTCGATTGACGTGGCGGCGGGACTTGACATGATCCGAAGCGGCGAAGCGACTTTGGCGCCCCTCGGGAGCTCGTACAGTTGGGGAGCTTTGCCACCGGAATGCTTGCTTGCTCACATTGGAGCATGGGCCGATCAAGGTGAAACACAGCGAACGCTTTTTGAAATGGGCGGAAGGATACGGGGGTATCGCGCTCGTTCCGGAAGGCGATCTGCGAAGGCATCTCCATGCAGTAGTGGAGAGCGTTTTGGCGTTTCACGCTACAATGTTTGAGCGTCAGATCCCCGGCGTCTTCGTCGAAACTGCAATATTGGCTTGCGACGGCGTTGGTGGTTCGTGCCTGGAGTTGGAGCCCGGTCGCTTCTTCCTTGGGATCTTTAGCGGCTTAATCAACAAGTTGGCGGCTGCGTTGGCTAGCGCCGAACTATTATGTATCGCTCCCGACTGGGCCGGCAAACCGGGCAGCGATCTTGGACGCGTAATTAGCAGGTCGATCGAAGCAGACGCAGAATTCCGTGCGCTTGCTTGGCTGATTACTCGCCACGAGTTTGTACACCTCAGATTTGGCCACGTCGGTTGGCTGAACTCATGCGTCGTTCATGATGAGAACGGTAGCCGGATTGTTGGTGTCACGCCGCTGGACCGGCAGACGCTCGAAATGGACGCCGACAGCAACGCGACTTTTGATGTCGCTGGAGATTTCCTAGGCCTTGAGCGAATCAGTCCGACTCAATTTACCTTGACGGAACATGGTCCATATGCGCGGGAACGACTACTCACCCGGGCCAGGGTTCTGGGCGCAGCTATCTACACCCACTTCCGGATCCTTGAGGAAGAAAGTCGGGTACGTTGGCTTCCTGGGATGGAACAGACCAATTCCCGACACCCTCCGACACTAGTGCGTTTCGCCATAACTCAGAGCTCGGTGGGCACGCTCGCCTTGGGCCTAAAACCACCCCAACCGGGTTTAGTCGACGATGTCCTGAATTCATTCATCCACGGCGCGGTCGACAGAGAGAGGTTTATCTCTGCAACGAGGGGCGAGGAGCCCGTTTATAGCATCCTGGCAGCGTCTTGCAGCAAGGCAGTGTGGCGATACCAGGGGCACTTAATCGAACACTGGCGGGGGTTGCGACGCAAACTTGAGCCTTTCGTCGTGGGCGGCTTCAATTTGGCGCCAGCGCAAGATTGGCCGGACCCTCCAGACGACTTTTGCGATCCTTAG